CAAATGTAAGAGATCAATGGCCAATTACGAGCAAAGAACTTTATGAATATGTGGTTCAAAAATATGGTTTAGAAAATGTAAATGATGTTCATCATTTTGTCACAAAAGAAATAAGAGATTCAGATGGTAAATTAATTCTACCTGCAGGAAAGGTTGTAGACTCAAATTTTACAGTAAGTTATTTTGATTCAACACCAATCACTACTTCTGCCACAGAAACTGTAAGAGGTATCACTAATTATGAGTATGAAGTTGATGAAAATGAAAAGAAAAGGACAATATATGTCCTTAAACCAACTTACTTGGGTCAATTTTTAGATGACATGAAAAATGAGATGATCTATAAAGAATCATCTCAATTTGTAAATCAAAGATTAATTAAAACAGAAAATACAAGAGTAACTATACCCTAATTATTCCTCTGCAAGTTTTTGGAAGTAAGATAAAGCATCATCATCTTCAAGAGAATCATTTGCTTTGGCAGCAGTTGCTGTCACTAATTCTTCTACCGAACCACGGTCACTATCTTCTTCATCAAAACTCTCTACTTCTGGACGAGCAGTAGATACATTACCAAGAACATAATTAAGTCTTGTTTTTAAGTCTTCATAAGACTTAAACTGATCAGTAGCAACGAACTCAGCAAGTGAAAATTCTTTTTTCCATAGTGCTTCAAGAGCATCGTCATCATCAAGTAATGGTGTTTGAGTAGTGAATTCAGAACTATCATAGTTTCTGTATCCTGCTACGTTCTTTGCTTTTAACTTGAAGTTAGCACCCTGCCAGAAATCGAATGGATCGATTGCTTCTTCGTCCTCAAACTCAGGTTGCATTGCTGCAGTAAGTTTGTCAAAGATTTTCTTTCCATACTTGTATAGAAATACTTTACCTTCGTTCTCAGGATTCGCAGGATCCTTCACAACATAGATGTTACTAATATAAGTAAGTTTACGTTTTTGCTTACGAGCAGCATCTTTTCCTGCATCAGTTCCATTATTCCATAGTTGGGAATTGTATTCTGATACAGGATCTTTTTGACCTAATGTGGTTAAAGAGTTTTCAATATACCATCCACCAGGACCTTGAAAAGCATGTGAATATAATTTTACAAATGGTAGATCTTCACCATCTGGTGGTGGAAGAAAACGTATCACTGCATACCCATTACCAGATTTATCAACATCTAGTTTCCATAAACGGTCATCACCTGATGCACCGTTATTATTCATTTTCTCGACTTCTTTAACTAACTTTGCAGTTAATGAGCCTAACTTTGATTGCTTTTTTAAATTTGCAAAAGACATTTGGATTTCCTCGGATTTTTTTAGATTTGGAAGATAATTAGATTATAACATTAAATTATGATTTAGTCAATTTTTTGTTCTTGAAATACTCACTTTCACATTGATAGTAAATTCTTAATTGAAAAAATTTAGGTTGTTGGTATTCAGGTGGTTCATCTTGATTTAATGGATTTGTGTGTAATGAAATTTGATCGTGTTTATGATACATAAAATAATTTGTGTAACAAACTATTTATCATCCATTTTTTCCCTTAAATTTGCGATTGTTGCTTCCATTTTATCGAATAACATTTTCATACTGGTTCCCTTTGGAAAACCTAATAATGATACAGAATTTTCTAAATTTTTCTTAGTTTTTTTAGCTTCTGGATCATCAGTTAAACATAATCTAGCATACATCACTTTTTGTTTGTCCAACAATGTAAGTAAATTGTCAACATGTTCTTTTTGATCCTCATGGGACATTGTATCAAATGCAAACGCATTTTCAAAACATTCTAATTGTAATTCATGAATACTATCGATTTCATTTTTTATTAAATTAGAATCAAAAAAATTAGTCATTTACAATCTCTCTTAAAATTTTTTTATAAGACATCACATTAATATTTAGGAAAGGTAAATATTTTTTTAATTTTAAACTTACGGATTCCCATACAGGATCTTGAAGTTTATCATCAAAATTTTTTCCAAAAGAAAATATTTTTTCGAATATTGCGAAAGTTTCTAAACTTATTTTTCCTCCCAGATACCTTTTGAGTATTAATGGGTGTCCTTTCGAGCAGTTGAATAGTTCTTCTAATTTGCTTTCGGATAGCAATTCCTTCGATTGTTCTTTGAATAAGTAAGTCAAACTCTGCTGTCGTCTTGTCCAATCTGCGTAAATCCTTTCTCCAGAATTTATAATTTCTCCAATCCATAAATTTTTAGGGTTGTCTGTGGTAACAAAATTAGATAGTAAAAAATCAGTAATTTCCTGATCAGAGTATTTTCTTGATGTTTTTTCAAACCAATACTTATCTTTTCTCTTATTAAAAGATGTGATTGTTGCTTTAGATTTACCACCATACTTAATAAAGTCATACTTTTTATTTGTAAAATGACTTTTCATGGACAAGTATGTTTGATAAGTCTCAAATGGTGTCACTTTCATTATAAAGGTAGTTTAGCACGAGAAGTCTTTTTCATAAAATTAAGTTCTTGGGCATCCCATTTTAATTTTTCTTTAAGTGGTTTAGAAATTAATTTTGACACTGATTCTATTTCAATATCATTATCCTCACAATATTGACATATAGCTTCTATATAATTAACTTTTTCCTTAGAAACTATAGTTTCAATTTCCATAGAAAATTTTTGAGGTGTTAAAAACTTATCTTCTATTGCCTTTTCTAGTTCTTTATTTGACTCCATAGGACTCCAATTTATCGTTGACAAATTTTTTGATGTACTTATCAAGTAATTTAATATACTTGGTTTTGTCATACTCTTCATAAACTACACATTCTCCATTTTCACAGGACATAATAATTACCAACTTTTTGACAGATACTCCAGTTAATTCATAAAGCATACATCCATATGCCATAGCTTGAACAAAATAATTTTCTATCCAATCTCTCGGTTTTGGTTTTGCTGATGTTTTGAAATCTATTATTGATAACTCTCCATCATAATCTGCAATACAATCAACAGTTCCGGCAATACCTAATTGCTTACTATATAGGGAACCTTCCAAGACACGAATGTTATCTATTCTGTTAAGTTTATTTTTAGCAACGTCAAAAAGAAACTTAGAAATAGGTGGAACATTAGGAAGTTTTATATCATTTTTAAGATAATGCTCCGTCAAAGTATGCATATTAGTTCCACGAGTGGTGGCTGCTTTTGTGATACGATCTGCCTCTTCATTACCAACTTTTTTTCTCCAATCAAGAAAAATTTGTTTATTAAAATGACTTGTAACAGATGTAATCGAAACTAATTTAATTAATTCATCATCATCTGGAACTGAATAATAACGAACTCCATCTATAGTCTCCCTTGATAACTTAGGAAGATTGATATCAATATGATTAAACATTAATTAAATAGATTGTTTTGCTAAAATATATTCTTTAACGAGACCAGATCGAACTATATCTCCGACCTCAAATTCTATTATATCAAAAGATTCCATTTTACGCAAGATGTTCATGAAATCATGAATTCCATTTCTCTCATTTGACTTAGTTAAATCACTTTGACTCGCATCTCCACAGAACATAATTTTGCTATTTTCACCCACACGAGTAATTATACTATCTAATTCATGAAAATTTAAATTTTGAAATTCATCAACTATAATTATAGAGTTATCTAATGTGGTTCCCCTTAAAAATGAAGTGCTCCAAAATTTAATTGTATCTTGAGATCTTAAATTACCATATAACATTTCAAAATCTGCATCAGTAGGCATTTGAAACATATATTTAACCATATGTTTGTATGGTATTTGATAAATATCTGCTTTATCTTCATGATCACCGGGTAGAAACCCAATTTCACGAGTAGAAACTAGAGAACGAACAAGATAAATCCTTTCGTACGGTGTATTCTCATTTAAGACATCTTTAATAGAATTGTATAATGTAATGAATGTTTTACCAGTTCCAGCGCATCCATATGCAATTAAATTTTTTCCATCTTTATAAGATTTAAACAAAACCTTTTGATTTTCAGTTAATGGTTCAATATCAATAAGATAATCCATACTTAAAGGTTTTTTTCTTTTCATCTGTTTTACTGTCAACCCCACCCCAATCGGTTGATCTCCAGATGCTCTTTTTCTTCTAGGCATTAGAATGAATAATCTCTATTTTTACGAACGTTTGCACCTGGTTGTTTTGATGCTCTGTCTAAGACTTCGTTCCAACCAGAGGATGCTGCTTCACCTGTCCATCTGAACATTTCTTGAGATGCTGCAACTCCTGCTTGCCAATCTTTATCCCATTCTGGATTATCTTTTCTCCACTGATCGTACTCTTTCATAGTCATAGAAAGTTCTTTCTTCTCTTTCGTCTCTTTATGTATTACTGGATATGTAGGCATAATTGTTTAGTTTTGTAAAATTATTTAGACCCACTCTAGGGCTTCTGATACTGCAGGAAACTGTTCGGTAAACACCTTTCGGCATCCTTCTGCGATAACCATATGTTCTTTTTGTGTTCCGTGTGCTGATCTTAGATTAATATAATGAATCCAAGAACGACAAGAACCTGTCATATAGATCTTTGTAGGAGTACAAAGTGGTAATACCATTCTAGCACATTCTTTTGCCACTCCTTCTTCAATCATTTGATTATAAAGACTCTGAGCAGAACTAAACAGAGTAATCATTTGACGATTCAATTTATCAACAACCTTTGCATCTAAATCATCTATACTGTTCTGACGATTCTTTTTATCCTGTCTACGTAGTTCTGGTAATTCAATCTCACCTAATTCATTACTCTTTGCATATCGTTGAGAAAATTCTTGGAATGTAAAACTACGATGCCTTAGAATCTGTGCTGCGATTGCACGAGTCGTTTCAATCTCAAGTGTCATTGATGATTGCTCAAACACAGACCAATGGTTATGCTTAATACAATACTTCAACAATCCTGCGTAATTTGGATTATCTTGATTGTCTGGATTAGACACTCTGGCAATATGTGCCATCGTTTTCTCTGCATCAGGTGTGATGCTTATTAAGTTAACAGTCATCCAAATCCTTTTGGTTTTTGTTTTCTTTTTTCATATATCTCATATTCTAACATAGATAATTGTTCTCTCATGTAAGAAAGTTCTTCTTCGTTGTAAAGATAATCTTGTTTAAGTGCTTCTTTAAGATTTTTTAATAGATCTTTAGATCTCATTCATCATCCTCATAAATGTGTCCATAATTTAAATCTTTACCGTCCAGTTTCTTATAATCTTCGTATGTCAAATAAGAAGTTTTATCAGAATATACCTCTGCTTTCAATTCTGAGACTGCACGTTCAAGATCAGAAATAAGTACTTTAAGATTTTCTTTATTCATGAGATTTTCATTTTATTTATTATAGCACAAAAAAGGGGGGAATCAACCCCCCCCCTCTATTTTTAACTCTTGCCATACAAGAGTCGTGTTTCAGCGTAGATGATCGTTAGAAATACTACGCTTGCGGCGAGAATTTCTATTGTGACCAGCATTACACACCTCCAGCTACTTTCTTAGTAACTTTGAGACCACGATACATAAGATCATGGCGCTGCCTCTTTGCAGCTTCTGCGAGTACCTTTGCATTGTACTCTTTGGTGTCATACTGGACACCACGGTATGTGACTTGTGCCATTTGGTTTCTCCTAAAGTAATTGGACTTTACACCTTTAACTCTTTCGAGTGATCCGTGTTCCGTTCCTTCAGTCGGCTTTTGCGTCTCCCGTAGGAGATGAACGAACCCGTTCCGAGTCGGCTTACTTGCGTCCGATGATATAAACATCACAGTCGTCTGACACCTTAGTTCTTAAGTAGTCTATAAGATACTCATGAGCATCAGAGTTAAGATTCTTATCACTAAGTATCTCAATTCTGTTTTTGTTCCAATCTGAACAAGACATTTCCCAGTGGGAAGCATTATGTTCAGCAAGGAGTGATGCCAATAGTGCGATTTCTATCATCTGGATGAACGTAAAGGTATGTTAGCATACCCACATTATATATGCAAGCAGTTTTGTGATTTGTGTTACATTTTAAGGATTTCTTTACATTTAACAAGTTTTTAAACAGATATTAACTAAATAATTGGTTTGATTGTCGTAAAAACCCTACAGGCAAAAAAAATACCGGGATTTTTTTTCCCCGATATATGGAATTAAAAGTTGATTTTGGTTTACCCCTTCAATCTTTTTTTCTTTGGTGGAGTCTTTATACCCCACATCTTTGGATCTCGATTACCACGACCAAATTCTATCTTCTGAATAACATTTTTACCATGATTGTCGTAGTACATATCAAATAAACTAGTTAATTTTCCAGTTCTAGTTAAGTCGATTAGATCTTTATCATCAACTTTATATCTAACAATGTACGCATCTGTAGGATAATTTACATCTGATGCCTTTTCAAGAGTTGTTTTCTCAAGTAAAATTTCGCACCCATAATCTGAAGGATTGTTTTTAACATCTGCCATTAAGATCTACCTCCCCATTGTATGTCTGGATAAGCTTCTTGCACAATTTCTTTTGTAATTTTATACACTTCACCAAGTCTTTTGTCTTTACACAAGGTAACTATTTCTGCTTCTAATGGGTGAAGACCTTCAAGAATATTAATAAACATGGATTCACGACGAAGATTACTTAAATCATCTTGTCCACCTTTGATGAAACGATAAAAATGTCTTGACTCTCTACGAATAGTCGTACGTCCCTCTTTATCACTGGTTCCTAGAGAAAAAGATCCAGTCTCATGCATTCTACGAACTTCCTGTGTTAATTTTGTTGTCAGAGTGCCACTATAAGTGTTCTGTTCATCATATCCTGAATATGGAACTTCACCAGGTGGAAGAACTGATATTACAGATTCATCGAAATTCCATATAAACAATACCTTTAAATGAAATTCTTCATGCTTCTTAAGAGCTTCAATTTTTTTAGCTTTTGATCTCTGCCTTGAAACTAAATCAAGCACCTCAAATACAAATGGATATTTGGGAAGATCAAGAGACTGCGGTTTAGTGGTGACACTCTTTTTCTTAGTTGTCCTCTTCTTCGTTGTTGTCGTCATAATTTTCAAATCTAAATGCAACTATCTCATCAGTAATAAGATTACCATCAGGATCAAACATTTCTGGATGTGCTCTTGGTATTTCACGATAATTCATCATGTAATCTCTAGCCAACCATCCAGCAAGAGAACCTGCCGTAAATAATAAAAAAGATATCGGCAACATTATTACTAGAAGTATTTCTGTGGTCATGATGCCTCCTTTTTAGTATTAAATTTTTTTTATATTCAAGGAAAATTCAAAATTAATTTTTATTTCCCTCTTGAAACAATATACTATTTTTTTAAAAATAATATGAATCGGATGTGGTTTTGGTTTAAATCCAGAGTTAAGAAGTAACTCAACACCACGATTTAAATGCTCATTTTTTTTATTTAGCTCCTGTTCAGATGACTTGTTGTTCTTTAAGGAATTTGATTGTTTCAACAGACCCTCCTAATTTTTTTTCATCACATATGACTTGAGGAAAAGTTGAATTTTTTCCAAATTCTGCATAAAATTGATTCTTTGTAAAGTCTTCACCTAAAGTATACACCACAAAGTCGCATGCTGTCAACTCCATGACTGTTTTTATTTTTTTACAATAAACACAATCATCTTTTGAATATACAGTGAATTTCATTTTTTTACCAAAACACATGTAAACAATGTACTCTATATTTATCTATAAATTATATAATTACCAATGATTAGATAGTCCAAATCAATTTTTTTAAAGGTCTCAATTGCATCCTTTGGTGTCTCAATAATCGGTTGACCATTATCATTAAAAGATGTATTCAAAAGAATAGGACAACCAGTTTTTTCTTTATATTTCTGTAAAAGGGTGGTAACTTCTGGATGTAATTCTTCATTAACAGTTTGTATACGACAACTAAAATCTTTATGAGTAATCGCACCTAGTTCCCTTCTTTTATGTGGTCTTACTATCAATGAATACAACATATATTCATTTGGATATGTATCCATAAAATATTCTTCTTGATACTCTTCAAGCATGATACCTGCAAAGGGTCTCCACTCTTCACGATGTTTAATACGTTTATTAATTGTATCTTTATTCTTCTGCGGAGTTGGATTCATAAGTATTGATCTTGAACCAAGTGCTCTTGGACCAAACTCAGACCTGTTCTGGAACCATCCTACAATCTTATTATCTGCAAGATGTTTTGCAACAACTTCACACAATTCATCAAAATTATCGTATTTTTTATAGTTTGTATCTACGATTGCTTCTTCAATCTCAGTGTCATCATAAGTTTTACCAAGAAGAGATATGTTATGTGGTATTTTAACTACCTCTTTACTCTTGAATAGTCCAAGAGCAGCAGCACCAAATGATAGACCAGTATCATCTGGAAATGGTGGTATATGAATATTTTCTGTAATTTTATTCTTACGAAGCACAGAGTTGGCAAGTATATTTAAGAATACTCCACCAGCAAGACAAAGGTTATCGTTAATATATTCTTTTTCCTTCAGTTCCTTCATATATTCTAACATTGCATTTTCAAAATTGTATTGAAGTTGCTTTGCCTTATTTTCTGGTGTAAGATTACCATAATTAAAATCACGACCAGGAAAAGATTCAAGTGCGACCTGTGGTATGCCTTCAAAATGAGTCCTATAGTCTTTCTTAAATTCTTTGATGTTACCATAGGCAGAGAGACCCATGACCTTACCACAAAAAGTTTCACGATACTTTGGATCGGTGAGTTTAATATCTTTCTGTATCTTATTGACATAAATGTGGTATGCCCACATCCAATAATAATTTCCAAAATTATTTGTCTGAGGAATGCCAGGATAATATTTAAACAAACCCTTCTTCTTATTGAAGTATCCAAAAGAGTGATTCTCACAGGCAAAGATTTGTCCTGCTGTATCGAACAAAACTGACCCTGCATTATCTAATGTGACAAATGAACCTTCATTATAGTCGCAAGAGAATACAGAGGAGTATGCGTGACATAGATGATGAGATGCGATTTCTACCTTTGCTTTTGGAAAATATCTTCTGACTTTCTTCTCAACTGTCTTGTTAATAAAATTCTTATAGAATTGTTGATTTGCCATTGAAGGAACAATGACTAAATCAATATCATTCTTATCTAAGTTAGCAGTAGACAAACAATACTCTATAGACTTTCTCGGAAAATTACCATCATATTTGATCTTACTCAGTCTTTCTTCACTTATACTTACACAGTGTTCTCCATCTTTAATTAGAGTCACACTTGAACCATGATTCCAAGAGTCTTCTGATTGTTTTAAAAGTTTTGGGTTGTCAGAAATTAAAACATTCCAACCAATCGCACCATAAAGACCAATTACATTCATAATTTATCAACTGTTTCTATAATTTTATCAAAGTCGAATATCTCATCATCCTCATCTATGTAAGGATACTCTGCTTCAACACCAGTGAAGTCAAAATCAAACAATACACTATTTGGTAACTTACATTTAGCAGGTTTCTTTGCTTCTATATTTTTATGCATATCCCATCCAAATACCTTTGGACTTGTTCCATTCCACAGTACAACTGAAGGAAGTTTCAGTGCTGCAGCAGCATGTTGCATACAACTATCAATCAATATTCTTTTTTCACTATGTAGAAGTGTACTTACAAGTTCCATGTTTGTCATTGGATCTTTTAAAACTTCTACATCATCCAACACTTCACATGCTGGTCTTGTTATCTGAAAAATATGATATTCGTCTGAATAATGATCTACTAATTTCTGTGCCAAAACAACAGGCATATCTCTTGCCCACAGATATGGTCTTTGTTCTTGATACATGCCACCATTGGTCTGTATCACCATAATTGGTTTTCCATTTGCCCGACTTGGCCAAAACTCTTTCGCACCTTTTCTCTGTAGTGGATTGAATTTTATTTGTGGCATTTCCCCGTTATACTCAAGATTATACATCTTACACCAAGACTGAACAAGGGGAAGTTTTTTATTTACATGGTCGGTTGTAAAGTATGGTTCATTTGCAAAGACCAATGAATCCATATCTTCAACATAAGTTTGATAATAATAACTTGTTGCCCCATGTTGATATACTCGATCAACAAAGGGAAGGTTTTGAAATACTTCAGTCCATACACCAGTGACTATCAATTCACGACTCGGAAAGTTGTTTTTAATACACTTTGCAACTGCTGTTGCAGCGCAATGTTTTCCAAATCCACCTTGTAAATGAAACAAAGAATATTTTTTTTGTGGCATAATATAGTATTATGATATAAATTAGAAAGGAAGTGCCTTGTCTACGTGTGTTGGTGTAGGAGGTGTCTTAACTGAATTGATCCAAGACTCTTGATTTATCTTTGTATTTGACTTGTCAAGTTCGTCCTTAACTTCAGTCCAATTTAGAATTGTATCTTGAGTTAAACTCTCATATGCAACAAATCCTGCTGTTGAAGTTGTAACACCTTCAGTCGTGATACCAATAGTATCACTTCCTTCGATGGTAAGATTTGTTGGATCAGAATCATCAACAGAAACAGTTTTTACTTCTACTTCTGAAACAATGTTATCAGAATTGTTAACGATTGTCAATCTTGAAACAGTTTGTGTGTGTGTAATTGCCATTTTAAACTTTTACTGTATGTTTTATTTATTTTGAAAATAGATTGTAACTATTTATCTTTGTGGTTGGAGGAGACGCAACCTTTGATTGAGGAGAGGAAAATGTATCCCAAAACTCAAGTGTTTTTTTATTTTGATTATATAGTTCGATAATTGAAGCAGGAAGAACTTTATCTGGATCTGGTGAAGTTTTTTCTAATTTAGAATGAACTTCATGCATGTCACCTAATCCATAAGTTGTGATATCATCCTCACGATGTTCATTTGATAAATTATCAAACGTATGTTCAAATGGTTCTTCATCTAAGAACTCATAAATTTCATTCAGTTGACCTTGTGGATCTGTGACCAAATCATTATAGTCTACGTAATGAAATTTATCATCATGTCCCTCATCAACTCCTAACTTAGTTGCATTCAATGCCTCATAAACAATACCACCCTGACCAGTAAGAAGATATTGACATCGATTCTCATCATTAATCGGAATATTAAACTTGACTAACTGCTCATCAACAAAATTAATTCTTGGTTGCCCTTCTTGAAATGGATTGCGTTTAATCATCGTAAGAATAGATGCAAGTATTTCATCCACTCTTCGAACTGGCACAATTATCTTTACTTCTTGTTGAATGTATCCTTCAATAAAAGGCACTCTCGCACACCATGCACGATTCTTATCAATGATGACTGGTTTATCTATATCATGATACCAATTCTCAATAATTGATCCAATAATTTTGTTGACAGAATCTGGTTTTGGATATCCAGTATAAAGTTCATTACCTATGAAATTATCATGAGTTGCATACATTGCACCAAGAACAGGACTTGAAGGTCCTGAATAAAGTCTTGGGTTTTGATTTAATAATGTAGACAGAAGAGTGCTTCCTGCTCTCGGAAGACCTGCCATGAAATAAAATTTCTTATTCATTCAAATTATTCAATATATTAATTATACATCATATTATATAGATGTCAACTTATGATCCTTCAAGTTTTTTGATACGTTCCTCAAGTGCATCATTCTTTGCAGACAGTTCCTTGACCGCATTAATCAGATACCATGTAAGATTATCTGCATTTACACCTAATGCACCTGTGCTCTGTTGCGTAACAGTATCTGGTAAAACTTTTTGAATTTCTTGTGCGATTACACCAAGTTGTAATCCCTCTTTGTCAACTACAACTGCATTTGGATTTTCAAAATCAGTGATTTCATCCTTAGTTCTATACTCAAAGTTACGAACTTGTATATCTTTTATCTTATCAAGTCCAGTGTTATTATCAGTTACATTCTTTTTAATTCTAAGGTCTGAAGTAGTAGTCCAAGTGGTAGTGTTACCTCCATGATAAACTCCTAAATCTGAATGTACATAGAATGTTCTAGTTCCTTTTGCAACAGCACCATTGTTATATCCCATGACAATTTCACAATCAACAGCAGCAGCACTTCCACACACATTACATCCAATCATAATGTTGTTGGAACCAGATTCAATGTTACATCCAGCCTTATATCCCAACATGACATTACTATTACCAACACATACACATCTACCTGCAAATTCACCTAATGCGAGGTTAAAACTACCACTATTATCAGTAGCACTAGATGTACCAATTAATGAATAATAACCTAAAGCAATATTACTATTTCCACTACATCTATTTTGTTGAGAATATTCTCCGATTGCTATATTTTTAGATCCTGCTGCGTTTTTGTTGAATGCATAAAGACCATACACAAAGTTATGTTCACCAGTAGTGAGGTTGTACGATGATGCTTTACCCACAGAGAAGTTATGACTACCAGTCATGTCGGCTGAACCACCGGACATTGCCTCTTCACCGAACGCAATGTTGTATTTTCCTGTGGTTATCTTACGAGCTGCAAATCCACCGATTACGATGTTATGACATCCAGAAGTTAAACCACATAAAGCTCTCCATCCAGAACCGAAGTTTTGATGACCTGCTGAGTCATTACCTGTGTATGGACCAGTGCAACCACCTATGAACACATTACGACCACCAGTGGTAGTTCCTTGTGCTGCTTGATATCCTATAAAAACGTTACAACAACCAGATGAAAGTTCGATACCTGGTGATTTACCTATTGTTACGTTATGATCACCTGTTCCATCATTAGTGAATGGTCCTGAAGATTTACCAATATAAACGTTATCAGAACCTGTTGTTGTGTTTTCTCCAGCGTAGAAACCTAGGAACACATTATCATCACCAGAAGTTAAACATCTTGCAGCTCTTATACCAATTGTAACATTGCAACAACCGTCAGTTGCTGTGCACATTGCACCCATACCAATTGCAATATTACAAAGACCGGACGTTACATTCTTAGCAGCACCAACTCCTAAAGCAATATTACCATCACCTGTAACTGTTCCTGTGTTTAATGCACCATTACCTATTGCAATATTATCATTTCCAGTGCTTATCTTACATCCTGCAGCATATCCAATAACAACGTTTGTACAACCTTCGGTTAAAACATAACCTGCAAGTGGACCAATTCCAATATTACAACGTCCGGTGGTCAAACCATAGAGAGCACCGTTACCAAAGGCACTGTTTCTCATACCAGAAGTAAGATTATAACCAGCACATGATCCATACAAATTGTTATAATTACCTGTAATTGCTCCATTACTACCAGCATTTGTACCTGTTATAGTATTACAACTAGCAGTTGTTTGTTGTTTACCTGCATACAGTCCTGTCAATACGTTACCACTACCGGAAGTTATTGCACATCCTGCATTATTTCCAATAATTACGTTATTAGCAGCAGTACAGGTGTTACATGTTCCTCTACCTGCTTCTCTTCCTATTAAAATATTATCAGCACCACGACCACATTGACCAGCACACTTACCAAATATGACATTATAATTACCACTTGCTCTCTGCTGTCCTGCACCACGTCCTAAGTAAACATTAGCACAACCACCACAATTCGTAGAACCTGCGTAACGTCCAATGAAGATGTTTTCTTCATGAGCAGTTCCATCTCCTCCACAACCAGCATTAGAACCTATGTAAACTTCATAATTAGTATTTTTGGATGCTTTA